TTCAAGGGCAACGTGCCGTCGACAAGGCCCTGCACAAATTCGAGGCCGCTCATGGCCCGTTGCCGCTCGCCGTCGACCACGCCAAAGCGTTTCTTGATGGGGGTGTCGGTCACAAACTGCACTCCGGGCTGGTTGCAAGCGCCGCGTCCGCGACGACGAGCGAAACGACCAACCCTTATGTGGGAGTACCCCCGAAGCCACCCGATTTCCCGGCGCGGCAAATCCCAAGCGGCCGATCAGCGCACGCCGACCGGCCGCCGGATCCGCCGCGCCCCGTGGTGCAGACTATTTCTTCGTCGCGCCGACGTGGCTCTTGAGCTGGCGATGAAGATCGTCGGCGCCGAGGTTCTCCATCTCCTTCGGCAGGTCGATCGTGCGAACCGCCTGACTTGGTCCAGCGATCGGGCCGCCGTTGCCGACCTCGGGCTTGGCGCCAGCGGCCGGGCGATAGGTGCCGATGATCTTTCCGGCCTTGCCGGTGATGACCGTGAGTTTCATGGGTGCCTCCCCTAGCCGTGGTTGATCGGCAAATCGCTGAACAAGATGATCTCAAGATCGAACGGCACCGTGATGCTGCTCTCGTTTCTGATCTTGAACTCGTAGAACACCTCGGGCGCATGGTCCTCGCCGGGACCGCCGCGGCACTTGGCAAAGTCGTAGGTCACCAGAACATTCCTGGCGGTGTTGTTTCCCTTCTCTCCCTTTCCCTTCGGCGACGCCCGAAAAATCACCGGGCCCTTGTTGGGGCCTTCGCCGAACCAATTCCACCACCAGTACTGCGTTTCGTTCGCTGCGATTGTGAAGCCACGATCGATCGACCAACGGATCGGCATGACCGCCCTCCTGTTTGTTCGCATCCCAAATCCGACAGATGCGAACAAACAAATACTTCCGGCCGCGTGCCCGGCGTATGACATAGTTCACACGTCGCCGCGGGTTACCGCCAAGCGATCAAATACTTCCTCCAACAGGCCGCATCACATATCCGCGTACCGTTCGCACTGCGGCACAAGTGCCTTCATCCGCCGCCGGCGCTCCCGAAATTGCCCTCCGGCACGTTCCACGGCCCGACCAGCGCGAGGCGATCGGCCGGCGCGAGATCGAGGATGGCGGCGCCGCCGTCATGCGCGAGCGCCTTCGCCACCGCGCGCTCGTACTCGTCGAGCTCGTCGGCGTACGACATCCCGAGCCGGCGCAGCACGCGCCAGCGCAGGCCGAGCTTGATCAGATACTCATCGAGGACAGCAACGTCGCTGTCGGCAAGCCACGCGCTCTGCGCGACGCCGCCCGAGGATCTGCACCAGGCATTCGACACATATTCGAAGACGAGCGCCGCGCCGTTGTCGGTCGGAACCGGATCGATCGACAGCACGGCCTGGCCGCCGACATTTCGGAAGCGAAACCGGCGCGCGATCGCGGCGCGGCCGAGCACGCTCGATTTGTAGATCTGCCATTGCTGCGGGCTCTGCGGGCCGCGCATCGCGGCGAACCGCGCGCGATCCCAGAGCGTATTGTCGAGCGGGCGCTGGAAATCCGCCGGCAGCGGGTAGTCGGATTGTCCGAAGCTGAATTGTCCCGCGCCGGTTTGCACCGCCGGCTGATTGAGCGTGGCCGTGCCGGCGCCGGCGTTGACGGCGGCGACGATCGAATTCCCTTTGAGCCCGGTCCCGACCGCGTACCAGGAATTGGCCGCGACCGCCGCGAGGCCGGAAAGACCGGAAATCACCGCGACGCCGCCGGCGCCGCTGTTCGTCAGCGTTCCGGCCTGCGGCGCGAGCGCGGCGGTTGCGAAGCCGTACTCACGGATCAGCGCAACCCAGCCGCCGGGCGGACGGCGGGCGAGCGCTTCGCCGGCGCGCTGCGCCTGCGCCAGCATCAGCTGCGCGGTGCCGTCCGGATTACCGACGATCGAGGTCGGCGCCGCCACCGGAATTTCGGCGGCCACTTCCTGGCAGATGGAGAGCAGGGACACGCGCGAGCCTCTCTTTACTCTTTCTCCGCAGCGAGTGTGCCCCTGCCCTGATCCGCAGGCTGCAGAGACATGCCCAAACAGGCCTCGATGTCACTGGCGCGCTCCATCACGAGAACCGGCCTTTCGTTCTTTCCAGTCGTCTCGGCAGCGGCAGTCTCGCGCGCGCGCGGCTTGTGTGCCTTCGCCAGTTCATCGAGCGCCGAGACGACGGCGGGCGCGGCGGGTTTGGCCCCCATCTCCGCTTCGCCGGGACCGATCGCCGGCGCGGCCGGCGGCGCGCTTTGCTTCGCCCGCAGCTCCGCGTGCACCGCCTCGAGTGCGTGGCCGAGCTCGGCGAGCTGGCGGCGCAAGCCCCCGAGCTCGGCGTCCTTGCGCGCGTTGGCGTCGGCGAGCCGCTCGACCGCGGCCGCATGCACGGCATCGTCGAGGAACGCCTTGGCGAGCTCGCGGAGGTGGCGGCTGCCCATGCCGGCGCGCTGGACTGCGTGATCGTCCATAGCGGCGACGTGCTCGACGGTCTGGAACCCGAGCGCCTTGAGCTCGAGCACCTGGCTGCGCTTGAGCCGCGGCCATTGCTCGAGCGGCGTGCCGTCGGTGGCGATGGCGTGGCCGGCCTTGAACGCCTGGTATTCTTTCGGCCAGCGCTCGCGGTGCTCGTCGGTCACGCGCTGCACCGGCCGGGTGTAGGGATTGCCGGGCATGATGATCTCGACCCGCTCCTCGTCGCGGAAGATCGGCCGCCCGGCTTCGACCGAGGCGAGCTGGTCTTCGACCGCCTCGAGAAAGAAGTGCGGATAGTTTCGCTCGGCGCCGTGGCCGAACGAGTTGGTGCGGGTGAACTGACCGTTGCTCACAGACATCGGAAACTCCTGGTGATGCGATCGGGGGCGTCCCTCGCGGCTTTGCGCGAGGGACCGCGCTGAGCACGCGTTAAGCGACCTGCCCTTGCGCGAAGGGCCGGTTGATGTGGATGAGACCGAGGCCGGCCGCGGGCGTGCCGTCGGCCGCGACCGTGATCGCGTTCACCATCTGCTTGCCGTTCGCCTGCGCGGTGGTGAGCTGGCCCGCGCCGGCGAGATAGGCGCTCGCCGCCGCCGCGAAGGTGGCGTTCTCGGCGACCGCCGCGGTGCCGGCGATCTGGTACCAGCCGTATTGGCCGGCGACGTTGGCCGACATCGCGACCGCGAGCGGCCGCCCGAGGTTCGCGGTCGAGGGCGCGAGCGCGGTCTGATAGGTCGGCTTGCCGGCGGCGCCTGAACCCGAAACGCCGCCGAAGGTCACCACCGAACCGACGAGCGTGCCGGCGACGCCGACGAGATAGATGAACTCGCCTTCGCCGTAGAACGGATCGAGGGCGCGCACGATCGAGCCGAGCGGATGGTTCGCCACCGGGGATGAGACCGCGATCGGCTGCACGCCTTCGCGGTTTTCGACGGGAACATACATGGTTGGTTCTCCTTCGCGCCTTACGCGGTGATGACGGACTGCAGGAACCGGTTCGACATCGTCATGTTGCCGGCCCAGGCGATCAGCTTGACCATGGCGTCCTGATTGACGCTGAACCGGTCCGGGTCGAGCGGCGTCATGTCGCGATCCTTGTGCGGGCGGAGGAAGATGTAGTCGGTGTTGAGCAGGTACATGTGCGAGGCCGGCGCCCCCGGCCCCGAGAGCCACGAGCCGCCCGAGCCCAGCACCGAGACATTGCCGGCGCTGTTGCCCTGGAAGCCGCCGTCATAAACCACGTCGGCATCCATGAACTTGAGCGAGGCGAAGCCCGCCATGCCGCTACGATCCTCGGTTATGCGCTGGATCGCCTGCAGGCTCTCCCAGTAGTACCGGAAGTAGGTGTTGTCGGCGAGAATGAGGTCCGGCTTGCTGGCCTGGCGCGACTGCGCGAGCCAGGCACGGTTCATGATGGTCTGGATCGTGGCGGTGCCGGGCGTCAGCCCGGCGGCCGCGAAACTCTGCACCGTGTTCTGCCAGAACCCCCAGACCGCGGAGTCGATGCCGCCGACCGTTCCCGCGTTGGCGACGTCGGCGACCAGCAGCTGCAGCCCGCCGATCTGCTTGCCGCCGTCGGCGGTGCCGGTCGAGTAGCAGTCGCTGGAGAGGTTGTTCTGCATGGTGCGCTCGGCATTGCCGATCCGCAACTCCAGGAGGTCGATCATCTTCTCCTTGCCGCTGTTCTGCAGCATCTCGAGGCCGGAGATCGAGACCGCGACCGCGGCCTGCGCGATCGGATACTGCGCGACGGTGAACACTTCCGACGGCGCAATGTTGAGCACGTCGTAGCCGGAGTAGCGCTTGTAGGTGCCGTTCTCCGAATATTCGATTTCCTGCACGATCGCCTGGCCGCCGTCGAACGGCTTGATCTTGGCCTTCTGCGAAAGCCGGCGCAGCAGCGCGTTGTTCTGGTCACGTTGTCCGCAAGCTTGCGCGAGCGGTTGTAGAGCGTCGTAGTCGTGATCTCCGACCAGTTGGTATTGGGGATAGCCATGTTCTAAACCTCGATTGATTGAACTGTGGTGCTTCACGCGCTCTCATCGAGCTGCGCCACGATCTCCTCGCGAAGTGATCGAGCGGATGATCGACCAGGCGGCGGCTGGCCCGCACTGGGAGCCCCGGTGACGCTCGACCCTGCCCGCTTGGCTGCCGCCGCCTTCGCCCTGGCCTCGTCCTGTCGCCTGCGCTCGGCGGATTGCTGATCGGCAATGCGTTGCGCTTCGTACGTCGAGGGGTTTGCGCGGACGGCCTTGTCGTAGAGTTCGCGCAACGGTGGGATCGCCTGTCCCCGGCTCTTCGCGGCAAGCGCGAGGTGAGCCATGTCCTCCTCGAGATCCGAGAAGTGGGGATGCAGGAGATTGCCCTGGTCGTCGCGGGCATTCTTGAACGCTTCGAGTTCGGTGAGAAACTTCTGACGGGCGGCGGCCTGCGCGAGGCGCGCAGCCTCGGCCTTGGCACGGTCTTCGGCCTCCGCGCGCTGGCGCAGCCGCGCGATTTCCTGGAGGACCTCGGCGGGAACCTGCGGCGACGTCGGCGTCTCCGCCGCCGCCGGCTTCGAGTCGGCCGCGTCCACCGCTTGGCGCGCGCCGATGCCGAGCGCGTCTGCGACGCGGGCCGGGTCGATGCTGTAGCCTGCGACGATTCCTTTGATCACGTTGACGCCGTCGCCCTCGGCGAGACGGCGCTCGACATCCGCCCATCCCTCGATCAACGCGCGTGGGGTCAAGCCGCGCTGGCGCATGATCTCGCGGTGGGGCGCAAACACCTGTTCGACCGGCTCGTACTCGCGCTTGAGTTCGGCGATCGCCTGCATCTTCCGGGTATGGCTCGCGTGCATAGCGCGGTGACGCTCGAGCAGGAACTGGCGCGCCGGCTCCGGCAGGGTTTTGAACATGTCCTTGTCGGCGGGCTTCCAGTTCGACGGCGGCTCGAGCGCGGACACCGCGGCCGGCGGCGGTTCTTCCGGCTCGGCGGACTGTTTGGCGTCGGAAGGTTCCACCGGAGCCGCGCCCGCTTCGTCGTTCACAGCCTCGGCCGGCGAATCCGGTTCGACAGCGGCATCGGTTGCGATGTCGCCCGCAGGATCACCGTCCCGCGATGCGATCGCGGCGGAAAGCGCAGAACGAAGATCGTCGGCGGGCTGCGCGACGGCAGCGCCGGTTAGTTGGTCAGTCATTGATGTCCTCTGATGAGGCCGGCGGTTGGCACAGCCGGCTGGTGTAGGATGGGTTAAACCCGCGCTTGCCGCGGGGAAACCCATCATTCTTGTTGCGATTTGGAAACGCTGGCGATGGGTTTCGCTACGCTCAACCCATCCTACCAGTCGCGCAACGCGCGCCGGATGTTGGCGATCCGGTCGGCGCGGGAAAGCTCTTCGCGGCCCGGCGTCACGTCGTCGTTGCCGACCTCGACATAGTTGTTTCGGCGCAGAAACTCGCGGTGCTGGGCGCGCCCGCCGACGAGCACACGCTTGCCGCTCGCAATATCGAACGCGACCGAGCGATAAGGCTCGATGTCGCGGATGATCTGCGGACCGCGCGGCGCGATGTCGTCACGCTTGGCGCCGCGCTTAGGCACGAGGCGGCCCTCGCGCATGACGTAGGTTTCACGCGGCGGCATGTTTGTCCTTGGACAGATCAACACACTCAGCGCCATGGCCGGGCTTGTCCCGGCCATCCACGCTGTTCACGTCAAACAGGCGAATCATCCGGTGCGCCCTGCATCGCGGCGGTCAGCACGTTGGCCAGATGCGCGCGGCGCGCGTCCTTGTTGGCGCCATGCGCCTCGAGCTGCGCCAGCGGAACCCTAACCGTCCAACGCTTGCCGTCGCGCGCAACCGTGTAGGCGCAGGTATCGGTTGCGGGATCGAACGCGGTGGCGACGATCTCGGTGTCGAGGTTGATGGTCATGGGATACGCCCGCTTGAAAACGAAAACGCCCCGGCGGGGCCGAGGCGCACGAACTCACGTTGGCAAACTGACATACGTTTTATCTATTTCGTGTCAAGTCCCGCCAGCTCAACCGTAGCGCGCCCGAACCGAATACCCAGTGATGCATGGGCGCAACAGCACTCGACCAAACGCACGTCATCATTAATTTAAGTTAGAACGGCGTGCCCGCTTGGTGTAGATACACATCGCTGGACGAATTCCGTAACTACAACGGCCGTTTTTCGGCCCGTCCAGCACCATTTTTCTTTTCAAATCGTCCGGCACCGCGAGCGTACATTTGTGCGCCTCGCTCCTACGCCAACCCCTGTGCCTCGCGCGCCGCGATGGCGCCGATCTCGGCGCTGCGCAGCGCCTTTTCGGCCTCGAGCTTCTCGGCCGCGAGCGCGAGCTTGGCGCGCTCGCCGGCCGCCTGCGTGGCGAGCTTCATTTGCCCGAGTTGCTGCTCGCTTGCGATGCGCGCCGAGGCGATTGCGTTCTTCTCGCGCTCGACCGCGACTTTGGCATCGGCTGCGTGCGCGCGGACCGCGAGATCGACAGAGTCGCTGCCTCCCCTGCCGGCGCGGCCCTGATCGGCGCCGGCGAATTTCGGATTGGGCGTCATGCGGGCGAGCGCTTCGAATGCGCCTTCCAGCGCCTCCTCGAGTGTGCGCGCGACCCGAAAGCCGCGGGCCGCAAATAGCGTGATCTCGCGGCAGACCGCGGCCAGTGCCGGGTTTCCCATGGCGAGCGGCACCACCTGCTCGAGCAACGGAACCATTTGCGCCAGGAATTCGACGCGCGCCTGTTTCTCGGCCTGCTCGTCCGGGGCGATCGTAGAGTCGGTCTCAATATCGATCCGGAAACCGTGCGCGCCGTCCTGTCGCAGCAACGTAACGGCGGCGTCGAATTGTTGTTGCTTTTGATCGTTCGCGGCAGCGATCGCCTGCACCCGCCCCGCCATCGCCTGCCAATTCGCGAGATCGCGCTGATAGGCCGCGAGCGCGGGCGGCGGTTGCGGAGCGGAAGCGGGGGCAGCCGGTAACGGCGGCGGCAGCGGGCGCGGTGGCAGCGCCGGGACCGGATCAAGCTGCGGATAGCCGGTGATCAGCGAAATCGTGCGCGGGGAGACATGCTCGGCGATGACCGCACCCATGAGGCGCAGCAGGTCGCGCGCAAACCGCGCCACCTCCTTCTGCTGCGGCACGATCCGCCGGGTCGCAAAATTGGCCTTGAGCTCCTGCGCGCCAAGGGTCTCGTTGGGGTTTGTCATCCCCCGCATGATGTCGCCGATGCCGGTGATCTCGTAAAGCACGGCCTTGACCCGGTCGCGCGCGTTGTAGAGCTGGATCAATGTTTCGGCGACTTGCGCAATGGGCATCCATTGGATGAGGTTGGCGAGGTTGCCCTTGTCGGCGAACGCCGGCCAGTCGTCGACCGGGATCAGCCGGTTCTCGGTGCCCTCGTCAATGAGCTGCTGGAGCACCTGCTTTTCCTCACCCGGATAAATGCCCGAGACCTTCAGGGCGCGGGTCAGCCGGTCGATGCGGGCGGTGAGAATATCGAGCTCGCGCGCCTGGTCCTGATATTCGGTGTAGTCTGGCACCGGCACGCGTTTGTCGTTGCTGGTGGTCGCGAGCACCGGGTCGGGATTCGGAAAGAAATCGGCCAGACGGAGCGGATCGTCCTGCTCGTCGAGAATGAGGTCCGGCGTGCCGGGCGCGTACCAGCACACGCGTTTCGCCGTCTTGTCCCAGACCTCGTGCACCACCGCCTTCTGATAGAGGTCGGGCGGACGATCCGCGCGCGAAAGCTCGCCCGCACTCTTGGGAGCGTGGTCGAGGTTGACGGCGCAGCCTTTGCGCTTTCCGAAGCGGGCGATCAGCTCCGCGCGCGTCATGTAGGAGCGGTAGCGCAGCCACGGAACTTCGTTCCATTGCCGGGCCGGGCCTTCGCGATAGTCTTCCCAGAAGACGTATCTCGCCTGCACCTCCTCGAACACCACTTCGCGCAGATCCGGCACCGGAACGGGAACGGCCGACGACGCATCGTTATCGTGATCGTCATCCGCCGCCGGCGTTTCGTCCGGCGCCATCGTCTCTTGGTGTTGCGGCAGCGGCTCCCCGAAGTGCGGCACGTACACGACACGCGCGACGCCGCGGCCCGGCAGCAGGCGATCCTCCACCACCGCGCGCATCACCGCATCGAAGTTGAAGGCGTCGACCGCGTAGGCGAGGCAGCGCTCGAGCAGCATCGCGGCGAGCCGGCTGACCGGGTCCTGGTCGCGGAACCGCCGCTCCACGTCTGGCTTGGGGGTGCGGGCGTAGAGCGTTGGCTGCAAGGTTTGCACGTTCGACCACAGAATATTGAAGCGCGACGTGGTCTGGCCCGCCTGCGGGCGTTCGTCTCGATAGCGCTTGATGATGTCGCGCGCGCGCTTAATCCAGGCGCGCTCCTCCTTCTCGGCGATGCGTTCCTGCATCTCCCAATAGGCAAATCGCGCGGCATCGCCGCTGCCGAGATCGTCAAGCGTTTCGATGCAGTCGCCTGACGCACTGGCCTCGATCATCAGATCAAATCCTCCGGTAAGGGTCGGGCGTCCGCGGGCGGCATAGCCGCCAGACCTCGTCCATGGTGAGCTCGTTGATGCTGCGGACCGGCAGCACCCGCGCGGGCGCCTTGCCGATGAGCATGATGTCGATGAGCTGGCCGATCAGGCCGAGCGCATCGACCTGATCGTCGTTGCGGCCGCTCGGAAAGTGCACCAGCTCGGCGCGCAAGGCCGGCACCCAGTCGGCGCCAGCCGGCAGATAGAGGCCCTCGAGCGCCATACGGCCGATGATCGACTGCGCCCGCACGGTCTTGTCGTCGCGCGCCGGAAACTGCCGGCGCATGACATAAGCTCTGCGCTCGCGCATGCGGCGCTCGAGAAACGGCCCGATGCCGGCGCGGATCTGCCCGCTCTCCTCGGCCCAGGCGATCGGCTTCCAGCGCAGCACCAGGTCGCAGAAAGCCTCGACCCAGACATCGGACTTCGCCTGCCGGCGCCAGAGGTCGAGCACATACATGTGCCCTTCCGGATCGATGCCGACCACGATGTGCACCGTGTAGTCGCCGCGCCCGTCGCTGACCGCGTAGTCGGAGGCGCCGTAGATCCGCAGCGTCTCGCGTGGCGGCGGGCGCTCGTAATCGTGCAGCCAGCCGGATTCGAACACGGTCCCGGTGTCGGGCGCGGGCTTTTGCTGATAGAGCGCCGACCAGGTGCGCGGGACGCGCTCGAACTGCGCCCAGTGCGCGCGGTCGAACCATTGCGGCCAGAGATATTCGCCGATCTCACGCTTGAGTGGATCATCGTGTCGGTCGGCGCGTGCCGGCACGCAGAGAACATTCCAGTGCGCACCGTCGCGGCACGGGATCACCCCTGATTCGCCCGCCCAGTCCTTGGGCAGGATCGAACCCGCGAGATCGTCCTCGTGCCAGCGCGTCTGAATGAGGATGATCCAGCCGCCAGGCACGAGCCTGGTCTTGATGTCGTCCTCGTAGGCTTCGCGCGTGCGCGTACGGATCAAATCCGAGCCGGCTTCGTCGCGGCCTTTGACCGGATCGTCGATGACAATGCCGTTGGCGCGATTGCCGGTGATGCCGGCGAGAATGCCGGCCGCCATATACTCGGAGCCATTGGTGAGCGCCCATTCGTCGGCGGCCGAGGATTCCGAACTCAGTCTAGTATCGAAGATCGCCCGGTAGCCCGACGAGCGCGCGATCTGGCGGGCGCGGCGGCCGTGCTTGCGGGCAAGGTCGGTTCCGTAGGACGTGACCATGATGCGTGAGCCGGGCCAGCGTCCCATCACGTAGGCCGGCAGCACCACCGAACAATAGGTCGATTTGGCGGAGCCCGGCGGCATCAGGATCATGGCGCGGCCGTGCGGGGTGGTGATCGCGCGCTCGGCGGTGCGCATCAGCAAGCCGTGGTGCGCCGCGACGCTGGTCTCGATCGGATGATAGAGCCACTCGTCGGGGTTTTCGCCCACCGGCCGCCCCGGCACATCGATCGCCAAGGCAAACCCGCTCAGGCTGTTGCTTCCGCGCTCGCGGCGGAGCTTCTCATTCCTCACCGCCTTCAGCGTCAATCTCATCAAGTTGCTCTTTCGGTAGGTCGTGAATGTTGAGGGGCGTTGCGGCATTCGTCTTGGCAGCGGCCGCGAGCCGGTCGCCGTATTTGTTGGGCGCAAGCTTTGCCATCAGCCACTTGCGCGTATCGATGCGAAGCTTGAGGCGCGCGACGGTGTCGGCGCCGTCGCGCTTGCCGGGTTCGCCCGCGCCGTCGCCGGTGCCGTCGGCGAGCGCGAGAATCTCTTCGGCATAGCGATCGGCCAAAACTTCGAGCGAGCGCGCGTAGGCGGTCTGGAAATCCGCGTTGGTTGCCAGCCACCGGCTCACGACGTCGCGATCCGGCCGATCGGGGCGCGCACAAATATCGGTCAACGATTCCCCTGTCGCGGCGGCGTCGCAGATCGCGCGTGCAAGCTCGCTGGAATATCTGCTCGGGCGCGCGGCAT